GGATGATTCTTTAGGCAATGTTTCGGATGATTCTTTAGGCATTTTTTCGGATAAAATTTTAGGCAATTCTTTAGGAAACTTTTTCTGTCCATCCACTTGATTTGAATTGACCTTTACAGAGGTTGCTAGAATATAATTAAAGTAATGATAGGCGCGTTTGATACAGTCAATCTCCGATTCATCTATTTTTTTCTCTTGAAGTGTCTTTAAAAATTTGGTAAAAGGTTCAGTGGCATCCCCGCGTAGTTCTGCAGAAGGAATCCTGCGTTTAATTTTTTTGCAAAGTTCCTCCAATTTTTGTTTATCTTCCATTAATTTACAAAATGATAAAAATATTATCTCTGCAAAGTATATAATGTCCATCACTCTTGCTACTGCTCCCCTTACCGCCAGTGTTAAAGCTTTCTCGACTGCATATGCCGAATCCGATTGCAGTTTCGCGTTTGAGTTCGTCCCTATGGATGTGGAATCTACCTACCAGGCGAATGCTGACTTCAATGAGTCTCTCCTCGGTGGTTTCGCTGCGGTTGATGCCACGGGTGTGTTGGAGGTTCCTTACAACGGAGAGCTTGACAAGGTGTTCTTCATCAAGTCGGACGATGATGATGGTATCCGCGCCGGATCGATCAACCCCGATGCTATCTATGGTATCCTTGGTGAATCATCCGGTGTCAATGCTGGTGTTGACCCGTTTGCCTCTACATGGGCAGCTGAGAAACTTAAGTACTCCATGGCTATGATTGGTTCTGGAAAGGCGAATACTGCTCCGGTCTATGCGGAAAATACCAAACTGAAGGATGACTATGTGCGTAAACTCGCGAAAGACATCACTGGAGGTTATGCTCTCTCTGATATCTTCGCGAATGAGGTCGACCTCCTTTCGGGTGTTTCCGCTATGGATGTTCCGCTTAACGCTGCCTTGTCTTCTAAAATTAACTCCGCTACGGTGAACAGTTCTGTAAAGACGGATGCGGGTCCTCAGGCGTGCAAGGGTCTTGTGGATGGTCTGCTTAGCTTGACCACCGTGCCTGCTGGACCTAGACGTGAACGCGGTGAACAGTTCTTGGCGGATCTTGCTGCTCAGTCTGCCCCTGGAATGGCTGTGGGTCACTTCTGGGTGAAGTTCCACCCTGGAGATGTGATTGCTCTTCGTTTGACTTACAAGGCAAAGGATGGAGCTGGCAATCCTGCGAAGGACACGGAGGACAAAGCGATCGGTGAGAACGCCGTCCATGATCGCACCTACAAGGTCTTCCTTAAGCTTAAGGCACCAGTTGTTTAAACACCTAACGCCTAATCGTTAATATAGAATACATTTAGTTATAGTGAATAACTTATACTTATTCACTATATATGGCACGAATTGTAGGAGTGACCGCGAGTTTTACTCCTAAAGTATCAACCTCCTTTTCCAATGCAAATATAACGTTGATGGCCGATTTATATCGTTATCAAATTATGTATAGCACTACCATCCGGCAAATGAAAACCTATATTGATTTATATACGGATGGTTCCTTCAATCAATTGACGGAGGTCTTTACAGAGAAGAAATTGAGATCTCTCATGGAAACCAATCGTGACACGTATTACTATAACAACGATGTCACGAATCTAATTGGGTTTAATTATGACCCGAAAGTATTTAAACAGTATAAAAGAACCATTTATTCCATCTTAACTGGGTTTTCCTTGTCCGTCAAACAGAATCAAGAGTTGGCAGGTGCAAACACAGAAAACGCCAAAAATCAAGCATTGTTGAATTCTAAAGACGATCTCGTAGAGTATATAAAAAGTAAAATACGAGATAGTATGTTAATGAATTCATTCTCCGTCAGTGAAACATTTAACGTGACTGCCTCTCTCAAACCATGGTATATCAAATACTTTGAACTCTATGGACCTCCAAACGATGGCGTGTTTGATGTAGAGAAAATGGCAAATGTCGTGGAATTGTTGATCAGTGACAATGTGATTACCATGGAGGATTTCCTTCAGAACAAATAAAAGGTATCAAACACGTCCATGAAATAATGACGGAACGATCCTTTGACATAGGTATGACTCGCGTATGCCTTCATAAAACACAAGAACCTGATCAGCGGATCTTTTGTTTTTATATAGGGTGTCTCTACCCGAGTAGATTGAATGTCTAGATGCGGATACTGAATCGCCTCTCCACTCTTGGAGTCCGTCATTTCTCCGAAATCTGAACTGTCTTTTGGAAAATGTAGTTTCTCATGGACCAAGATGGAAATCATTTCGTGGAGACAAGTCTCTTCGTCTAGCGCCTTTTCGGGCACTGTGAAAAAGGTATGGGGTAACCCATATTGCTCTAGAATATTCTTATGGGTTGTGATGAAATACAACTCTTTCATGTCCATGTTATATATTTATTTTATTTGTAAATCTAGAATTCGTATGTATTCCTGATAAGCGTCCTTTAGTTTCTGGTAATCGGAATATTTTTCTTCGTTTTGGGTAGTATAGTCAAATCCTTCCTTCAGCGACAAACCTAAGGAAACAAGAACGAGGATCAAGAGAATCACCAGAAACATATAATAAAAATAAATATTATAATGAAGACGAAGGGTCTATGGTTTGTAGTCTTCCTCTTTCTTTTGTCTCTCTATCTTGTTCCTAGAGTTGTAACACAAACTGCAGCACATTCTGTAGCACATTCTGTAGTACAAAGCGTTCCTATCGTTATGCCTAGTGTGATACCTAGCATGCCATCCGAAATACAAGTCGTGGTTGCACAAGATTATACCGATACACTCAAGAATGTCTATGCTCCGCCAGTGCGTTATCGCGAGACAGAGTTTCGGCAACTCGGATATTTAACAGCGCCGAACCGTGAACGTCTTCCGTTGTTTGGTCGTGTGTTAAATCGCCGAGACAAATGGGCATACTATACATTGGAACAAGGCATCAAACTTCCGATTGAAGTGAATCGTCGTATCTGCACCCAGAGTCCGGGATGTGATTCGCTGTCTTCAGGCGATGAAGTTCACGTGGAAGGTATACCGTTTAAAGTCAATTTATATGAATCTTTTTTACCGTCTTACTGATTTACGTTTTCGTTTGACACGTTTGCTCTTTCGTTTCCGACCGCCCTGTTGTCCAAGAAGTGGATTGGTTACAACGGGTTTCTCATTTTTTATGGGTAGACCATTCGGACCAACCGCAGGTGTGACAGGGATTAATTTTGAACTAGATACAGCATTTGTAACATTTTGTTTTTGATTTTCGTTAATTACGGGCGTTACTGGTTTTGATGGACCTAAACCCATACTTATAGTAAACAATTATTTAAAATTGAACGAAAGTCAAAAGTAAAAGATTCCTTAACCTAGAGATGAATATGGAACTGGAGGAACAATACATGCAACAACTGACCCCCAATCAAAAACAGGCGTATACCATCGCCAAACGAAACTTAGGATCGTCCTTTAATCTGAGTCGGTCGATTGGATTTCTGGACTGGAAGAAATCTCTTCCTGCACCGACGATTGTAATTGGCACATCTTCCAATAGTCCGCATAGTTAATTTCCTTGGGTTTCTCTATCGCGGGTTTAGAGTCGGCCAAGTTACCCATATATAAAAAGGTATTCATCTCTTTTTCTAGAACGGTTTTTCCAGTTTTTTTTACGAAGGCACTAAACTGAACGGTTTTCTCCTCTTTTTTCATAGAAGGCACCATTTCCTTGAAGATCTGTTTGCAGTGAAATTCCAGCACATATTTCCTAGCAACTACCATTAAGTATTTATAAATCAGATTGGATTGAGAATAATAACAAAAGGTCTTTTTTTCATCATCATAATACATAAGCACCGTTTGTTTTAGAAACGGGATTTCGTAGGTCAGTCGTTTGTCTCGTAATTCGCCAAGTTCCTCCGTCGTCAGTTCCGACTGCGGTGCTTCCTCTACCTCGTCCACGAACTTATAAGAAAGAAAGAGTTGATCAAAATGAGCATCCATGTCTATGCCCGCTTTTTCGTCCAAAGGCACGCGAGTGAAAAAGGGTATAAGAAGGAATCCGATCACGATACCCACCGAATAAAGACTTGTCATGAGAAAGAATTGATACATATATTCTTAGTTTGTCTTTCTTTTTTTATATCTTTTTTCGGTCTTCTTCTTTGTCGTTGATTCGCGTTGTGTCTTTGGGCGCCGAGGACGTTTTCGTTCGCGTTTCAACATGGGACGAACCAATGTGCGAAAATCATCACGGTTAAAATGGATGCATTTCTTAAACGTAGGCACAATGTCTCCATCCATAAAGTCTTGGATCAATTGATCTGGAAAAGAAAACCCCGTATTCAGGCGAATATTATTGAGCATACATTTTAATTCATCGTCTGTCATTTTGCGTTGGACCACCTTTCGTCCGTCACTGTAGATGATTTCACCGCTCATATACATACCTTTAAGAAAAGAATATTCCACGTTGTTTTCATAAGAACCAGCAGATTCATCAGAAGGATATCGTATAAATACTTTTACCAAAAAAACATATAAAGAATACAACTATCTTCATATGTGTCTATGTGGCGCAATGGATAACGCACCAGACTTCTAATCTGGGGATTGTGGGTTCGAGTCCCATCATAGATTCTTCGCGCTTTATGCGCGATTGCTTCATTAGCTCAGTTGGTTAGAGCGAACGGCTGTTAACCGTTAGGTCGTAGGTTCGATCCCTACATGAAGCGTCAGTATTCTGTATAAATAAAATACTTATACAGAATAAGTCAATGACTCCTACAGGAACAGGAAACGTCCATAAATTGCCTGTCACAAATGCTTTACAAGCGGTAAAACCTGTCACGAATGCTTTAAAGGCGGCAAAACCTGTCACAAATGCTTTACAGGCGGCAAACCCTGTCTTGAATAATATACCTGTAAAATCAACACCGGTAAAAAGTAATCCATTACTAAACGCCTATTATGATGTTCGTGAGGGAATACATACCACCAGTGACATGGTTCAGAAAGTAAATCCTGCAACCTATTTGAAAGAAGCATCGCGTTACATGGAAAAACAAACCTACAACGAAGACGTGAAATACATCAATATTATCTATACCACGTTTTATCTTTTAAGTTGTGTATTCAGTGTAGTGTCGTTTGTCATTAGTGGGTTTATATGGACCATGATTACCGTTATGACAAGTCTTATAAAATTTTCTATCTTTATTGCACCCTTTCTTCCGTTGCTTTTATTCATTGGACTATTTGCCTATGTGACAGCCGCGCTTTGGGAAGATCTGACGGAATATGTATTTAAACCTATTATTCAAGCTTACAATGGTGTGATCCGACAATGGAATAAAATCACAGACGCGGTCAGAAGCATTGGGTTTGACGTGCCTCTTAAAATCTTGGGTAAAAATGTAGGGTTTCGTGTGAATTTAGGTGGGATTAATTTGCCCCATGGAACAGAAGCAAATCCAACGATAGAATCTTTTTGGTCCTATGTGGGTAAGATTTTATGGATAGCGATTCTAGACCCTCATATGACCAAAAAG